AACATTATCAAAGCTAAGACGGCTAAATCAAGACTCTCCAAAGAAAACAAGGAAGTCCAAATTCGCCTCTATTATGATGAAAGAGGATTAGACAGATACTACGGTTTATTAGAACTTGGTGAACTTGGTGGCATGTGGAAGAATGTTGCTGGTCGCTATGAGATGAATGGTAAAAAGATCTATGCTAAAGAGATTCTAAAGAATCCCACAGAATACTTCACAGATGATATAATGGAACAGTTGGACAACATTGCGAAGGGTCACTTCTCTTATGGAACGAATTGAAACCACCATTCTCAGGAATCTGGTATTCAATGAAGATTTTTCTCGCAAAGTTATTCCGTTCATAGAACCAGATTATTTTGAAGAAAGACAAGAGAAAATAATATTTGAGGAAATAACTAAGTTCATTGTTAAGTATGGTTCTGCTATAACAGTAGAAGCACTTAATATTGAGATAGAAGGTAGGACAGATTTAAATGAATCTGAGATAAAAGAAACTAGAGATATTTCAAATACTTTACATGATTCTGCTGTGGAACCGCAGTGGTTGCTAGATACTACTGAAAAGTGGTGTAGAGATAGAGCAATCTATCTTGCACTAATGGAATCAATTCATATTGCTGATGGTGAGGATGAGAAGAAGAATAGAGATGCTATTCCTTCTATCCTATCAGATGCTTTAGCAGTATCTTTTGATAGTCATATAGGACACGATTATCTAAACGATTATGAGGAAAGATACGAATCGTACCATAGGAAGGAAGATAAGATCCCGTTCGACCTCGAATACTTTGACAAGATTACGAAAGGAGGTCTTCCGAATAAAACTCTCAACATTGCTCTTGCTGGCACAGGGGTTGGAAAGAGTTTATTTATGTGTCACCTGGCTAGCAGTGTCCTCCTCCAAGGGAAAAACGTCCTCTACATCACTCTCGAAATGGCAGAGGAAAAGATTGCGGAGAGGATCGATGCTAATCTACTTAATGTCAATATACAGAACATAACAGATCTTCCTAAACCTATGTTTGAAAATAAGGTTAGTAGCCTTACTAAGAAAACACAGGGATCTTTAATTATAAAAGAGTATCCAACTGCTTCTGCTCATTCAGGTCACTTCAAGTCATTATTGCAAGAGTTGGCGTTGAAGAAATCGTTTAGACCTGATATAATATTCATAGATTATCTTAATATATGTGCTAGTTCACGATATCGTCAAAATGCAGCCGTTAATTCCTACTCGTTCATCAAAGCAATCGCAGAAGAACTTAGGGGTCTCGCAGTTGAGGCGAACCTTCCGATTGTATCTGCCACTCAAACTACTCGTAGCGGCTTTGCTAGTAGCGATGTGGACCTTACTGACACCTCTGAGTCTTTTGGACTCCCTGCTACTGCTGACCTTATGTTTGCCCTTATTTCTACAGAAGAGTTGGAAGGGTTGAATCAAATAATGGTTAAGCAATTGAAGAATAGGTATAACGATCCTACTATCTTTAAAAGATTTATTGTGGGTATTGATAGAGCAAAAATGAGATTGTATGATGTTGAACAAAAAGCACAAGAGGATATCCTTGACAGTGGAAAGGAAGAGGAGTATAATCCACATGAGGAAAAGAAACCTAAAAAATCATTCGCAGGATTTAAATTTGATGGATAGACAAGTTGATACGCAAAAGTATCTTGAGTTTGTAGATGGAGTTACATCTCAAGAATCAAAGGATTATATTTCATTCAACTCTAGATGCTTTGAGATACAGAAAGATCCTGATGGAATCCCTGTACATCGTTTATTAACTGCTGCTCTTGGAATTTGTGCCGAAGGTGGTGAGTTCACTGAGGTTGTAAAGAAGATGGTATTTCAAGGTAAACCTGTGAATGATGAAAACATCTTTCATATGAAAAGAGAACTTGGAGATATAATGTGGTATGTTGCTCAAGCTTGTATGTCACTTGATACTACAATTGATGAGATAATTGAAATGAATGTAGAGAAGTTAGAGAAAAGATATCCAGGTGGATCATTTGATGTCCATCATTCAGAAAACCGTGCAGAAGGTGATCTATGAATTACGCATTATTAAGTGTATCCAATAAAACTGGTATTGTAGATTTTGCAAGATCTCTAGTTGATTATGGATATACTATCATTTCTAGTGGTGGAACACATTCTGTAATAGCAGCAGAAGGTATACCAGTAACTAAGGTTTCTGATTATACTGGATCACCAGAGATTCTTAATGGAAGAGTAAAGACCTTACACCCAAAGATTCATGGTGGTATTCTTGCACAACGTGGTAATCCTGTACACGATATGGATCGTAATGCAAATAAAATTGGATTGATTGATATTGTTGCAGTAAACTTATATCCTTTCGCAGAAACAGTTGCTAAACCAGATGTAACTCTTGCAGATGCAATAGAGAATATTGATATTGGTGGTCCTAGTATGGTAAGATCAGCCGCAAAGAATTATAAGGATGTTGCTGTAATGACAAATCCACATCAGTATGGGATTTATATGGATTCAATAAAAGGTAATATATCAATTAAACCTGAGACTTTAAGAGAACAATTTATGGTAGAAGCATTCAGACATACTGCTGAATATGATACTACTATTAATAGATGGATGGAAGATAGAGTTCTTTAAATAAATACTTGAAAAAAAGTATTTAAATGGCAGGGCAACAAGGATTTGCTTATGAAAGTAGAGTCCACAACAGATTAAATGCTGGTGGATTTGTTCCTCGTGGGTTTACACCTGCAGGATCTAATCCTTCTGCTCCCGATTGTGCATTTATGTATGATGGAGTTAGAAATAATTTAGAAGTTAAATTAGATTTAAAAACTGATTATGGTCAGGGAACTTTAAATTATAGTGGTGGTTCTTGGTCTCTTGGTGGTGCTAATACTGCATCATCAGAAGAGATGAGAAGATTATTACGTTCTGTTGGAACTGAACAATTTGTAAATCAAAGATGGGGTGTTCATGGTGCTCCAAATAAAGGAACGGTAATACCCGAACAATTTACTCAAGCAATGGTAAATGAGGATTATAGGAAGTTTAAAGATAATTACTTAACAATACCATCATCAACATTACATAGTTATTATGCTTCTAAAGGTACTTATTATATACAGATAGGTGGATATGGTTTATATTATATGGGATTAAATCCAGCTGGATTGAATATCCCTCAATTTAAACCATCACTAAGAGTAAGAATAAGAACAAAACGTGGTAATACTTTACCGATATATAATTATAGATTTACTACAGCACTTCAGGTTACGCAAAGACCTCCTAGATCACCTGTAGATATAGATCGTAGTGTTGAATTTCTTAAAGAATAATGGATGAATTAATAGAACAATTCATTTTTGAGTTTAAAAAATTAAAAAAAGTTCGTGGTGATTTATTTGAATCTTTTCTTCTTTTTGTGAATTTATGCCTAACAGATAAAAAAGATGATAAATATAAGGTAAAGGTTAATGAATTATTACAATATATTATTATTAATAAGGAATCTATTAAACTGAAATTAATACAGAACTGATGAAATCTTTTTCACAATTTTTAATTGAAACCAGTGCTTCACAACAAGCAGCTAGACTTGGCTTGGAAGGTGATGGTCATGGTGGATGGTATGATAGATCTAATGGTGAATTTATAGCAAAAACTGTAAAGGGAAGATTAAAGTTTTATAATAAGAGACAAAAGGTAGGTGCTCAAGATCCAGCACAATCTGATAAAGAAAAAAATCTATCATCATCAAATACTCAAGCTCCACCAGAAGGACAGCAGCAGCAAGCACAACCTACAGGTCAAGAAGAAACTCCTCCTGCTACTCCTTATGATAATATAAGTCCTGATTTGGCAGCTGGACTACAGTCAGGACCTCCACCTGTACCTAAAACAAGAGGAACATTAACTATAGGTTTTGGTAGATTTAATCCACCACATGCAGGTCACGGTAAGTTGATGGATGTTGCAGCATCTGCTGTACAGGATGAGGGTGATGATTATATAATAGTTCCTTCTCGTAGTAATGATAAGAAGAAAAATCCATTAGAGGCTGATAGTAAAGTTTCTACTATGAGATCATTGTTTCCAGATCATGCCGAGAAGATTATAAATGATCCTCAGAACAGAACTATTTTTGATGTTCTTAAGAAAGCTCATAATGATGGATATACGAATGTAAATATTGTTGCTGGAGATGACAGAGTAAAACAGTTTGATAAATTATCTCAAAATTATAATGGAACTTTATATGCATTTGATAATTTACAAACCGTTTCATCTGGTGCAAGAGAAGATGATTCTGAAGGTATGGAAGGATACTCTGCTTCAAGAATGAGATTGGCAGCAATGGAGGGTGATTTTAAAACATTTTATAATCAACTTCATAAGGAAGTTCCTGCATTAGATGAATTTGGAGAACCAATAGTAGAAACAGATCCAAAGACAGGTGATCCTTTAGTTGATAAAAATGGAGAACCATTACTTACAATGGATTTAGCTCCTATAATGAAGAGAAAGGATGCTAAAGAATATTTTAAAAATGTTCGTGCAACAATGGGTGCAAAGGAAGTTAATGAGTGTTGGAATACTTGGGAGATTGCACCAAAAGAAGATTTTAAAAATTTGCGTGAAGCATATATCAATAAAGAAATTTTTGATATAGGTACTAAAGTTGAAGACGTAACTACTGGTTTAACTGGTAGAATTATTCGTAGAGGTGCAAATCATTTAATATGTGTTACTGAAGATGAGATAATGTTTAAATCATGGATTAAGGATGTATCAGAAGCAGTTGTAAATGGAACCACTAGATCTGGTGTTACTGCCGATCAAAGGTTAGTTGGAACAGATGCACATTTGAAATATGTTGCTTCATTAGTGCCTGGAAGTAGCTGGGGAATACATTTCATAAATAAATACAAGGTAAGAAAAAGTTAGTGAAGTTTTCCAATGAGTAAAAATATCGTTGAAGAATTACCAGCAAGAAAACATGCACCTGCTGCAGCACCTGCTGCAAAGAAAGAAGGTGGTAAAAAACCTGAAGCAAAAAGTGGTGATAAGGCTGCTGGTAGTGTAGAAGAAAGTTCTGAAAAGAAAATTCGTCAGGCTGTATATGATATAAGATATCGTGCTCGTAGAGAAGATATAGATCTGAAAGCTGCTTATTCTCAGTATATGTCTAATAGTAATTTAAGTCAGGCAGAAAGAACTGCTGTTAGAGATAAGTTATTTGGTAAATCTGGTGGTGGTGTGAAGGAACAATTTACCACTGGTACAGATGAGATCGCATCCGATAATTTAGCAAATGCTCTTTATAAAGTTTTTGTTGAAAAGAAACAAGTAGAAATAGATCTTGAATATTTGAGACAGTTGGAAGAGGATGCTGAGTCAAAGTATCAGGTTAGAGTAACTGATAAGAACGGTAAGGTATATTCCCGTAATGCTACTAGATCAAAGATTACACAACTTCGTCAAAATCCTAATATTAAATCTGTTGAAATGTCAGATCATGGTGAACCTTATGAAGGTAAGAAAGCCAAGAAAGATTATGATGGAGATGGTAAAGTAGAATCTGGCAGTAAGGAACATGCTGGTGTAGTTCACAATGCTATTCAGCGTAAGAAGGGTGGAAAACCTGATGGTAAGGATACCAGAAGTGAAGCAATGGATAAAGCATGGGAAAGAACTTTTATCGCAGATGGAACTGTAACAACAGAACCAAAAAATAAAAATAAAATAACTGGTGAAGGTGTAGATAATTATAAGACTGGTGCAATTAAAGTTGCTCCAGAAGATAAATCTGATAATGATGCTGGAGTAAAAGCTGCTAGAGGTGGAATCTATGCTTCTTTTGCTCATCAGAGGATGTTAGATATACTTGCTGAAAAAGCAGCATGTGATAGTAAGAAAAAGAAGAAGGCATATTCTGAGGCAGTAGTGAACACTAAAGAATGTGAGAAAAAGCCTGAGGAAGAGAAGGATATGCGTGGTACTTACGCAAAAATCAATCTTGTAAAGAACAAACTTCGTTCTATGGGTCAGAAAGATCCTTGTGTTATGCTCGATGATGTTGATGAAGAAGCAAAACCAGGTGTGGTACAAAAAGATGGTAGTATGAAGATTCCTGTTGTTCCTTTTAAGAAAGAAGTACCAAAAACAGGAAAGACCGAGAAACCATATCCAGGATACAATCCTCAAAAGGGTGTAGGAGATGAATATAAACCATAATATGCTATAATGAGTGAAGTAATTATTACACCAGATTCTGATGGTCTATATGACTATGATCACTGGTTCGACCCACCTATGGAGATTAAAATGAAAATGCAACAAGACATTGTGATTAACACAACAAAAGGATTAGAAGTTGTAACTATTCCTGAGCAAACACCACATCAGATAGCATACGATCTTGCTACAGAAGGTCCTATAACAATAAACACTACTGGTGGATCAGAAATTTTCAACGTACCGTACTATGATTGAAGAGGGAACTTTTTCTGATTTTTATAAAAAGGCAAGAAAAACTGTCTTAGATAAGAAGAAGAAAAAGAAAGAAGAAAAGAAACCTGAAAAAGCAATGGACGCTGGTGCTAAGGCAAGAAGAGTATTGAAGCGTAAAGAACATGCTAAGTATGTGTCTGGTTCAACAGAAAACGTTCCAGATAATATTCGAGATCACAAGGAATTTTATAAATAAATTAGTTTTGCGAAAAATTAATGACAAGCCTGATTGATCCGAAAAAATATACCAAAACACTTGACCTGTTAAGGTCATTTTTTTTGTCTAAAGGTTTCTACGAAGTCCATACTCAGAATCGTTTAAGTATTCTTGCTGCCTGTGAAGATCCAGAAACAGTAGCAACTTATAATTATGGTGATAATGTTTGGCCATTACCTCAAACTGGACAAATGTGGTTAGAGTATGAATTACTCAAGAACCCAGAAGCAGCAGGATTCTTCTGTTTATCTACATCTTATAGGGCAGAACCTAATCCTGTACCAGGTAGGCACGAAACTATCTTCCCTATGTTTGAGTTTGAAATGCACGGTGGTGTAGAAGAACTTGA